GATGATGTGTTGTAGGCTGTTGAACTGCCGCCAGCCATTGTGATACTGCCAACCGTCGCAGATGGTGAACCTTGACGAAATATTATTGCATTTACAGTACCGCTAAGTGTGTTTCGTACATACATTGCTGGAAATCCACCAGATGTACTTGTTGAAAAAGTGGCGGCTTGACCCGTACTTCCCCCATCAACCGTAAGTTTTTCGTTTGTCGCGCTATTGGTGATGTGAGAAGCGGTTCCAATCCTTACCCCGTTATAGGCATCGAGACGCATTAATTCTGTCAACGAACCTCCGGCTGGACGATTAAAAAACTGAATATCTGTGCCGACATTATCGGTCACAGCACCAAAACGAATAAGTCCAACCGTGCCTGTGTCACTGTTGAAAACAGAAAAATCAGCACGATTACCACTGGTCATTGACCCAGATGTTTGCAAAGCAAATGACGGTGCAGAATCTTTAACGTGCAAAGGCACAGCAGGCGAAGCAGTACCAATGCCAACCCGATTGTTCGTGCTGTCAACTTTTAGCGTGTCGGTGTCAACGGTTAAGTCGCCACTAAACGTACCACTGGTAGCCACTAACGCTGTGTTAGCAGGGTGTGTTACTGTTTGTTGAGCTTTGCCTTGAAACACTACATAGAAGTCATCAGTAGCCGCGACAGTGCCTGTCATAGTCAAAGTAGTGCCAGAAACCGTATACGCTACCGAAGGCTCTTGACGGACGTTATTGACAAAAACCTCTAATTCCCCCGGCGCTCCAACAGGGAAATCTAAAGTAAAAGTAGTTCCGCTTTGAGTGCCAAAGTCCTGATAAGCTATATTGCTATAAGCTTCGGCAGGTTCATTACCTAGATACGGCATCAGGTGATCTCCATAATACTCAAGGTCACATCAACACCAGCCGTGGTGTCGCAATCAATTTCCAAAAAGTCTGTGGTCTGCAAGACAACTTTATTGCCAGCAAGAAGCTCGACACTAGATCCAACAGGAATCGGAACATCTTGAACCAACAAAACTGGTTGATTTGTTTCCACATCTACTGTGTTAGTGTTTAATCTAACAGACGCAGTAACCTGAGAATCTTTTACATTGCAAACCATCAGACCCAGAACAATAGCTGTTGTAGATGAAGGTGTCGTGTAGAATGTGTCAAAATTGCCTGCGGATGCGGGAGCCGCTGCGTCAGTTTTTACCTTAAAAGTGTTTGCCATTTTTCTATCCTAACGCAATTGCTAATGCCGTGGCTTGACCGTCAATAAAAGTGGTGCTTGTTGCCATCGTTGATGTGTAATCGGTCACAACCGCACCAGAACCTGCACCATTACAATGTATAATCCTAGACTCTCCAGCAGCCACAGTTGCATTCGCGCCACTGCCTTGTGAGAATACTACAGATTGAGCGGTGTTGTTGGTAACAAAATAAATCTTTTCTGCGTCATTCGGAGCAACAGTTATGGTGTGTGTTGCAGATGGGGAACCACCGCAAATGATCATTTTGTTCATACCGTCTGTAACAGAACCATCCGTGGTGGTAAGATTTGAGCTTGTGCCAGACAAGCTAAGTGTCACAACCCCGTTTAAGGCTGTGTCAATAATATCAAAGTTTGTGTTTGTGGTGTCACCCCAAGTTCCCGACTGTTCGCCAGTACCCGGTTTTTCAATACCTGTTCTAGTGGTGTATGTACTAGCCATTTACGCGACCTCTTTCCAATCAGCTACCTGACTTGGTGTTATATCACTCCAAATATCGTTGTCAGGCGGCGTTATATCTGACCAAGAAGCGACTTGATCGGGAATTATTTGTCCCCATATGAACACAATACCAATATTTCCACTCGCTGACAATCCTGTAACGCCAATTGCCATGTCATCCACTTGCGGACGGCCTGCTGTGGTTTGACCTACAACACCGTATGCAATGGCAACGGCTATGCCTTCTGCGGTTGCTGTGCCTATCGCGCCTGTAGCAGAAACACCTGTCGGGAAGACCTTGGCTGTACCAACAACTTGTTCGTCACCAAAGCCAACAATTCCTGAAAGGCCTGTTTCCTCGACAATAGCACCACCTGCGGCAAGAGCATTGCCCAATGCTCCTGTAGCAGAAACCCCTGTTGGAGTGACCAGTGAATTTCCTGTAGTTACAACTGATCCTACAGCAGTTGTGGAGGCAGACCCTGTAGCAGAAGCACCAGCCCCCGCAAATATAGTTGCAGACCCTACTGCGCTCGTGCCAGAAACACTTGGCGCAAGGAATCTACCACTTAACTCAATAAATGGAGTGCCTAAACCACCTGTGCTAGAAACACCTGTAACCGCAACAAGAGAATTTCCTGTTACGGCTTCGTTACCTAGTGCTGTTGCTCCTTGGACACCAGTGACTTCAACGGGTAGGGCTTCGTTCCAAGGACCCTGACCCCAAGTGCCTCTTCCCCATCCCGTAATTTGAGTCACGGTCTACTCCGTTAAGCGATACGGATAATAGCGTTTGAAGCGTCCGCTGTTGGAAACTGAATAGTAAATGTTCCAGAAGTCGATGTTTTGTTTGCACCAAAGTCTAGAACAGCTACTGCTTTATTAGTAGCAGAACTATTGTAGATCAAAGCCCCACGAGCAGTGATTGTCGCTGTGGTGAAACTTAAATCTGCAAAATCAGTGATCGCTGTAGTGCCACTAGCTGATGGAGTAACATTAGTTAATGTACCGCCGCCAGTTGTATAAGATCCACTGGTAGCCACTTCTCCAGTAGTAACAAGCACTGTAGTGGCTGCTCCAAGAGTCGCCGTAGTGCTTGATTTTCCACCAGATGAGATAGCATACAGAGCCAACTTAAAAGTGTTGCCGGAACTGTTTGTGAAATTGTGTGTACCTGTTAGGAGTTCTGTCTTAAAAGAGGTACACATTGCTTGAGTGATTGCCATTATAGTCTCCTAATATATTCTGCAATGTCTTTATGACCTGCATTCCGCAAAGTCTGGCATATAGTACCACGCTCTTCACGTTTCGCCAAGTCTATGTAGAAACGCAATATTTCTTCAACTCTTCCTGCAAACGCTTGAGCCTGATCTTTTATAGCAGGCGGGGCTTCCTCTGACACATAAACGATCTTTTTACGAGCCATTTCAGCTATTTGATCTGAAGAAAGACCGCCCTCTTCTGACGTAGTAACGTCAATTGTACCTACATCTATTCCTGTTTGTACACTAATCATTATATGTCACCCCCGGTATATCATGTCTTCCTATAAGAACTGGACTTCTTGCATCGAGTGCTTCTGGAGATGTCAGTTCTTCTTCTTTTTGTTGCGTATGTTGAGACTGAGGAACAATACTTATTTGACCATCTTGTATGGTTTGCACTAAAGGATCATCAAGTCTATGATATCCATATAGCTTTTCATTAGCTGGAACATTCGTGTCAAGAAACCCTGAAGTTTTCGCAGTTACAACTTTTATGCCTCTAGCCAACGCTATCGCGCACCAAAACTCACAACAAGCTCTCCCTGCCTCTGCAAAGTTTATGTTCTTTTTGTAACTGAAATCTATGCCAAACAAGTTGATTTGCTCAACTTTTTTGTGGATCGCATATGCCAATGTGTACGCCACTGTGTTGTTAAAATATGCGTAGCCAACATCCTGTATAACTTCAGCCAAAGGATACAGTTCAATTTCTGGAACCCTCTCATCTAAGCAACAAGAATAAATAGGACCCTTATTAGGGGTTTTTAGTAAAAACTCTTGTGCAATGCCAGTCTGAGTTCCGGCTTTTATGTCATCTAAAAATCTGCTGGCAGGATCCATCATAAAAGTGCGATCAACATTCATGATCCCACCAATACTGTTTATGCCCCACACTTCATCAAATTTTGCTGAGTTGATCTTATTCATGACGTAATCGTGAATGCTGCCACCCAACCCTAAGATGGCAACACTCTTACCCGCAAGATTTTTTTTCATTGTTTAGAAACTCTTGTTAACCCTACTCTGTAGGCATCTGTATTCTCGACACCTTCTGCGTACATTTTAAGGCGTGTAACAGCCTCTACGAATCTTTTTTCATACATTTGTATGACTGACGGCTCACCTTTCATAAAGGTGTATGCTTCTGTTAAGCATCCATACAACAGAGCATCTGGAGCGTTATCGCCAAACCATGATGTGTTTGTAGTCGTTATTGAAGCAGGCCTGTAATAATAGTGGAGTTCTGTACTATAGGCTTGATCTGGAGTAGGCGCTATAATAAAGTTATTAATATCAAACACCCCATAATATTTAGGCTCTCCGGTTACTGTAGAATCAGGCGAATACTCTTGCAAAAAATTAACGTCTTTTTGCAACAAAAATACATTTGCACCACTTTTTGTAAAAGAAAGAGAGAATGTAGCAAGATAATCCGCAGGAACAGCTAAAAACTTATTGCTTGCAGTCATGTTGGCTGAAACATTTTTTCTAAAATAATCAAGATCAACCAGCTTTAGAAGACGTTCTTCCGTGTTGCGTATAAAGTTATCCAGATTACTTACAAACGTAGTCTCATCGTTTTCCACGAAGTCTTGAATAGCTTGTTTTAAAGTTGTTGAGGTATATGTCATGGTGTATTCACCTGTCCGCCCATACCACTATGGTTTGTGCAATAGTAATACAATGTTGGTGCGCCAGAGGCTACTGTTATTTGAGTGTACGCTCCTGAAGACCCAGGAGTGCCGTTAGTAGTAACACCTGTGGTATATTGAGAGCCACCCCCATGCGTGCCATCAGAAGTTGTTGATAGCCTTAAAGGATGACTTGAATTACTACCGTCTGACTGATCGAACCTGTAAGTGCTACCCTCCGACAAACTGACGGTATCTTGCCTAACCCCATCAATATAATATTTATTAGCTCCAAGATAAGAAGCAACTGTAATGGCAAATGTTGCAGCTATACTAGGACCTGTTCCAGAGGCCGTAACAGTACCTATAGAACCTGTTGCAGAAACACCCGTTACAGTTGGGGTAACGATAGTAGTTGTAATTGTGACAGAACCTAGGCTGCTAGTAGATGAAACACCCGTGACTGAAACAGTTACGTTTTCAGTCGTAAGAACACTCACATCACCAATAAGACCCACAGCTACGGGTATGAGCGCATATTCAAAAGTCTCTGTGCTAAAAGACGGAAATCTAACCGTCACTGGTATTGTATCATTTCTTGGTCTTGGTTCAAATAATGCTTGTGGATCCGACCCCGTATGCGTCTGAGTCAACTGTGGGTGCTTGGGTTCATACTCGTCGGGGCCAACTTTCATGCCATTCCACTCAGTAACCATATCAACTAAGCGATACCTAAAACCAGACCTGTCTGAAAATCCCCATGCTTTTTTAC